GCGCTAAAGCTAACAAAAGATGTAATTGTTGCTTTTGTTGATATTTCAATCGCTAAGTTCGATAAATTCATAAAGAATATTAGAAAATTTGGGCAAGGCATAAAGGCGTTTTTTGCAAGCTTAATGATCCAAGTAACTTCTTTCATTAGGGACGGAATAAACAAAGCCATACGAGGGCTTAATCACGTTTTAGAAAGCGTGAAGATAAAAGCGATTAAAGAATTAGATCGAGAAGATATGGGCGTTGGCGGGTTTGAAAATATGCGGGACAACGCCCAAGCCGCTATTCTAGGTATAGATGCGGACATTTCAATTTTAGATGAAACGATTCAAGGCTTAAACGATAAGCTTTTCATCACAATGGCAGCTATGAAAGATGCCTTTGCCAAAGGTGACATGGAAGAGGTTGAAATAAAGGTCCAAGAAATATCCGCTCTTAAGGCATCGTTGGAGGATTTAGACGATGGTATCGAAAAGCTTACTCCAAGAATGCAAGTCCTTCACGATGCGGCGACTTCTTTAGGGGATGGGGTTACTGGTGCCTTCCGCAGTATGCTTGATGAAACAAGAGTTACAATGGCTGACATGGGGGAGATGGTAAAGCAAATTGTTAAAGATATGATTGCTGAAATATTTAGACTTGCCGTAGTCAATCAAATGATGAACGCTATGTTTGGCGGGGTGACTGGTTATCAATCAAAGCCGACTATGCAGCTATTCGGTGGTGGTTCAGCGGGCGGCGGCGCTGCTTACGGCAATCAGCCAATGTTAGTCGGAGAGCGCGGGCCAGAGTTATTTGTCCCTCATAGCGCGGGCCGTATAATGAATAACGCAAGCTCAAAAGGGGCGCTGGGCGGCGGTTCTACGGTGGTCAATCAGACAATCAACATAGAGACAGGCGTATCGCAAACGGTGCGGGCGGAAATGCTATCGTTGCTGCCAGTCATAAAAGCGGATACAATGAACGCGGTAGCCGACCAAAACAGGCGCGGCGGATCATATAGACAGGCTCTTGCGTAATGGCTCTAATCACAATGCCCTCAACCCCTGCTTTCGTAAAATCGCGCTGGTCTATGGTGCGGGCGGTAGCTAGTTCTAAAAGCCCTTTTACGGGTCACGAGCAGGTTTATTCCTACGACATGGCTTGTTGGCAAGCCACAATGACGCTGCCACCTATGAAGAGAGCACAGGCGGGCGCGTGGCAAGCCTTCTTTATGCTTCTTAAGGGTAGGGCAAACACGTTTCTCTTGGGTGATCCTGATGGGAAAAATCCAGAGGGAAGCGTCACAAACGCGCTAACTTCTTCTGCGGGTGCAATCGGAGCAACCACAATAAACTTAGCTACTAATGGAACCTTCAAAGCGGGGGACTACATTCAATTTGGTAGTGGGGCTACTTCTCAGCTTCATATGATTTTGGAAGATGAGAGCAGTCTAACTCCCACAATAAATTTTGAACCAGCATTGAAAGTTGCAGTAGCTAGTTTTGCGCAGACCCAAGTAACAGGGGCGAAGTGCGTTATGAGAATGGATAGTAACGATTTAGGTTGGGATGCCGACCATGTTAGCAAGTATGGCTTTTCCTTTAGCTGTACGGAGGCATTATGAAATTGAGTGATGCAATACTTTCTCCCGCCGTAGCTATTACGATTGCTGTTATTGGTGCTTTTGGCGCTATGTTTAGATTTGTTTTCACGAATCAGAAAAAGATCGCGGTGCTTGAGGCCCGTTATGAAGATATAAAAGATCTGCTCAAGGAAATGCGCGATGAGCAAAAAGAGCTTAGACGCGACGTTCAGAATTTAGCTAAGAAATAAAATGTGATATGATGGGGCCATGATTTGCGCCCTAACCTCTATTGCTTTTGGAATGTATCCCTTTGGGATCATGTATAAATCCTGTCGTTATGGATGCCCGCCGCCCTCGTTTTATTACCATTACCCAAAGGTCATAAGAATAATCCCAGAGGCAGATTGCCCTCGGTATGTAATTGTGGGGCGTGATACATGATTGATCCATTTACGGCTCTTGCGGCTGTCAAATCTGCGGTGTCAGCGGGCAAGGAACTGGTCAACGTAACCAAACAAATCGGAGAGTTCTTCGACGGAGTTGATGATTTACGCGCTGCCCATGAGAAAAAGAAGAATAGCCTTTTCTCTGGCTCGGATGAAAATGCTATGGAAACCTTTGTTAATTTGCAGAGGGCCAGAGATGCGGAGGAGGAGCTTAGACAGATCGTAATTGCAACCAGAGGTTTTAGCGCTTGGGGCGAATTGCAATCTATACGGGTGCAAGCAAGGAAAGATCGTAAGGCAAAAGCAGAAGCAGAGAGAAAGCGCAAAGCCAAGATGGTTGAGCGCATTGTTATTTATGGCGGCGCAACTATCATTGTGACGATTATGCTTGGAATAACGATTGTGATCATTCTGGCAAAGCAGGGTCGCATTTGATGGCTGATGGCTTGAGCGGAATTGGATCTATGCCCTTCAATGTTGGATCGCATATCCATGAGCAAACCAGAGCGCGTGAGGCTATCGAAACACATTTAGCAGAGCAAAGGGTGGAGAAAGAACATAGGGCCAATCACAAGCACTTAGAGGCTCTCTCAAAGCAAACATTGGACTTGCAGCAAAGTTATGATAGATTTGGGCGCAAGACTACAGCGGATAGACCGCAGGGAACTAAGCTAAACATAGAGGTTTGAAATGGCAAACACCTTTGAAAAGATCCTTCAATATCGTTTGATGCCCCGCATTATGATGTTCGTCATGATGGTAATGTATATCAAGGTAATAAATTGGGGCATGAGCGTTGACGAATTATCAACGCAGCAATCCGCAATGATCTCAGTTGTCAGTGGGGCCATGACGGGAACGATAGCCGTTTGGTTGAGTTCTGAAAAGTGAGCCAGATATTCTTACAGTCTTTTTTGGGAACAATTACATGCGCGTTGATCTTTGTTCTCGTAATTGAATGGATGAAGGGTGATCAATGATACAAGCATTTATAGGCCCAATCGCTAACCTCGCGGGTAGCTGGTTGCAGGGCAAAGCGGATAAAACCGCAGCGGAAGCAAAGTTAAAGCTTACCGAGGCAGAAACAAAATCTAAAATTCTTCTCAGCGAAAAGACGAGCGTTGCGGATTGGGAGCGCATAATGGCGCAGGGAACCCAAAATTCATGGAAAGACGAATATCTCGTTTTATTGTTTTCTTTGCCTCTGATTTTATGTTTCACTGGAGAGTGGGGGCGCAGCGCTGTGGCTGATGGTTTCGCTGCATTGGAGAAAATGCCCGAGTGGTATCAATACACTTTGGGCGTGATCGTAGCTAGTAGCTTCGCCGTGCGCTCCGCAACGAAGTTTTTTAGGAAATAAAAATGGCAGATGTAAAGGTTCCCTTGGCGCTTGTCGCTGCAATGGTCGCTCAAGTTATCGCTGGAACTTGGTATTTCGCAGAGCAATCTCACAAGATTGATGTTCTGGTTGAAGAATTAGCTATTCTGGATGAGGTCGTTCTCACGCTTGAGGCTGACAATCAAGCGCTCATAACCTTTGCAACCTTTACAGAGAACAAATGGGCAGAGGCTTACAGCGAAGATTTGACCTATGTTAGAACATTTGGAACGAAGCCCGCACAGGAGAATTGACATGACCCTAGCCATGCAAAAGCTGCAAGAGCGCATAGGAGCGTCCACAGATGGCTCTTTTGGCCCCAATACCGCACGGGCCATTACAAAGCACTTCAGCCTCTCAGCGGAGCGCTCAGCGCATCTACTGGGCCAAGCCTCGCATGAGAGTGGTGGATTTACTCGAGTTTGCGAAAGCCTTTACTATAGCTCGCCCGATAGGATCAAAAAGGTTTGGCCCACTCGCTTCAAGACTGTTTCGGATGCAGAGCCTTACGCAAGAAACCCAAAAGCGCTCGCAGATAAAGTTTACAGCAACAGAATGGGAAATGGTGAAAACGAGGGGAGTGTTTTCATCGGGCGCGGATTTTTGCAGCTTACGGGCAAAGATAACTATCGTTCATTCGCTTCTGACATGAGGCTCCCAGAGGTCATGACAGATCCGTCTTTGATTGAAACCGACTATGCGTTTGAAACTGCTTATTGGTTCTTTGAGAAAAATAAACTTTTCAAAATAGCCGATGAGGGCGTTGATACCAACACAATAGAAAAGATAACCAAGCGTGTAAACGGTGGGTATCATGGCCTCCAAGATCGAATGGACCAAACAAACAAGATTTATGGCTGGCTGACTTAGTGCCATTTTTCGTTGAGATTGGGTCTTGTGATTTTGACACCTGTTTGCCTCTAGCCAAAAACGGCTGGCGCGGGATCGTATGCGAAGCAAATCCTGAGATTTTTCCTGATGTCAAAAAGATGTTCATAGGAACTGATGTTCATTGCATGAATTGTGCGGTAACAGATCATGATGGCGAGGTTGAGATTGCGCTTGCGGCTGGTTGGGGTTGGGCGAAGGGGATTTCTCATATAGTAAGCCCAAATCATTTAGGCGCTAGGCTTTGCGATGATCCAAAGAACGAAAACAATTTCAAGCCTCCAGTTTTTGTGCAAGGCAGAACCCTTGATACGATCATTGATTATCACACAGTCTCCGAAATTGATTTTTTAAAGATTGATACAGAAGGTCATGAGCTAAACATTCTCAAGAGTTTTAGCTTTAATGTGCGGCCTCGATCCATCAAGGTTGAACACAGGTTGACGGATGATCTGGCTATAAGCGAAATATTGCGTCAAGAAAATTATTTAACTTGGACTGAGCAGAATGATATTTACGCGATTGGTTAAGCGTGAAATAAACTAATTCGGGGCTGGCACATAGGAAACCCTGTGACAGATTGTGATGTTCTTGCTGGCCCCACGAAAAAGCCCCCCCAGATTTCTCTGAGAGGGCTTTCGGTAACTAGCTGAACAAGGTGACCAAACCCGAAATTTAAAAGGAAATTACAATATCTAGCAGCCTTGGAGTGACCAAACCCCTCGGTTGAAACAATCATGGATTATTTTGTTTTGAATGGCAATACAAAAAAACCCCGCCACTAGATTAAGTCAAGTGACGGGGGAGAGGGGAACCATCAAACCCCTCATCTACGCCGCATGGGAGGACGCGGCGTTCTGTTCCAGTTTCCGCTTTCTGCGATATTGATTAACAATATTACGGCTACATTCCAATATTGCCACAATTTCATCGGTGGTCATATCTTTATCTAAAAGCTTGTTGATTTTTGTTTTATAGCCATCTGGCCTCCCTCGCCGCCCTCCGTGCTTTTGCTTTGCCACAAAATCTTGGCTCTTGCCCCAAGATGGATTGTCTCCCAAAGAACCTTTGGCCTTGACGTATTTCATATCTGACTTTGCCATCTCTTTCATTTTGGCGGCGATCAGGTTTTCATCCATAAATATTTTTCCCTTCTTTCTGTAGTGATAAAGTAAAAGATTTTAGCTCGCGCCTTGCCCGATCCAAGTCTTGCTTGACGTTTGGATGAGGATCTAATCGAAAGCTTTCATCTTGTAGACGATCTACTTGACGATTTAGAAAATCCAAATGTGCGCGATCCGCTGGTGTAAGATCCTTCATAATATCCCCCCTTTTGGCTTAAATCAAAATTTATCTGATGCTCATGGCAAAATCTTACAAGCGCTCTTGCCTCCCAATCAAGTATCCTTGCGGCCTGTGCGTAAGTGTAATTTTGCGAAAGAGATTGTACCAGTTGTATTTTCTCCCTCTGATGCCGCGCCTTAATTTCGGGCCATGTTTCCAACGCATTTATCACGCCGATATTTCCTTATCAGTGTAAAATATGTGCGCCCCAACTTTACCCAGCATATCGAGCTTATGACGCCATACGGGCCGCGCATAGTCAGCGTGATAGTATAGCGCCCCATGACCAAGCATATCGCCTTTAAGAGCCTGTGCGGCGTTCTCCTGCGCTGTCTGCCATGCCTCTTTGTGCTTTGGTCTCTCTGGCTTGCCGTCACAATAGAATGAAAACTGGCAATCATGAGCTTTTGGCCCCTTATCTTGCTTAACAACAGCGCAAACATTATCGGGCCACCTTCTATCCTCAACGCGGTTAAGGATCACCTCTGCGACAGCTAGGCCAGCGTCAGGGTGGGTTTCATTGCGAGTTTCGTAATAAATCGCCATTGCGAGGCAAGTTGCTGCGGTTATCATTCGATCACCTCAACATCTTCTTTCGGGAGTGATTTCTCAAAAACGATAGCGTTCTCTTTTGCAAAAGAAAAAAGTTGCTGCCGCGTTATTCCAAGATCCCGTGCCGCTTCTGAAAGTGGAAGGCCAGAACTTGCAACCCCTTGAACAAGGGCTATCCGTTCTGCCTTTTGATCTTCAATTAATTTTTTCCAAGTTTTCCGTGACATAATTATATTCCTGATAAGGCTTGAGTTAATTTTTCCCAGAAGAAATCTTCTCCGAAATCTTCGATTAATTCGCGGGTCAATCGCTCAGAGAGCTTTTGAGCGCGGTTTCCGTGCCATAGGCGAGGGGTTGGGTCGTTTTCTTCCTCGCAAACTAGAACGTCTATTTCCCAAGAGCGATAGCTGAGATTGACCCAAGTGTGGTTGATTGCTGATGCTGACATTTTCTTTCCTCCGTTTCCGTATTTTTGGCGGGTTTGATCCCGCCGTTTGCAATTAAAACATATCCTCAGGATCAGTATCATCAGCTACAACGCGAGGTGACATAATATCATCAAAAGCTTTAGCCGCTTCTTCGTAAGATGAATATATAATCCCTTGGTCTTTAGCTTCGCTCCAAAAATCTGCTAACGCTTCTTCATAATAGTTGGTCATTTTTACCTCCAGTTTATTAGGACAGGTAAACGCTATTTTTGCCACTTAGCTGTCCTTGATTTTTAAATTTCAGTTATGCGGCCATCAAAATCAAAAAATGCAACCTTCATTGGCACATATCCAACATCACCAATTCGGGGATCATCTGCGCGAGCAGATCCGCTGATTTCGATTGTATATCCATCAAACATCGGGTGGTGAAATTCTGGGTGCATAATCGTTCCCTTTTCGATAATGCGGCCCTCAATGTAGCGGTCGGGGCGACCAGCCATAGGCTCAAAGTCATAAGCGCGAATTTTTGTTCCGATTTCATAAGCCATTTATTTTTCCTCCATTTTAAATTATGATTTGGCTAAGTCTGTTCCAAAGGCCAAGTTGATGCCGTAGGTCGCAGCATTGTGCGCGTAACGTGCGCGGTGGCCCGCAACGCTGGCTGGATGTTCTTTGGCAAGACTTTGATACCTCAGAGCTTCACCAGAGAAAAATTCAATGGCCTTTGATCCGTTGCCGCCAAAGTCTTTCATTTTAGCGTTGAACATTCTGCGGGCTTTTTCCCACTTGGTTTCATATCTTGGGTTTAGGCTTGGCATTTGGTTTCCTCCTTTTTTCTTTGTATAATTATCTTTTACGCTAATAAGAACATATCGTCAACAACTTATTTACAATTATTTAATTTTATTCATCATCAAGGGGGGCGGCGCAGGGGAAGCTTTCCCCGATTGCAATCATGCAATCAACCGCAGCAACCTTTGCATCTGAGAGGGTGGCATAGCTCTTGCCGCAGAGGCTTTCGTGGACGCGGCCAACAAAGATGAAGCGGCCAGATGGGGCTTTGATGATATGGGTTTTTTTAAACATTTTTTTCTCCTGTTGGTTTGGGGCAGCTTATGCTGCCTTCCATGATTTGATTTCCTCCAGCCAAGTCATTGCTTCGTTGTAGGCGACAAGCTGGATTTCATCGGGCAAGACTGTAATTGGCAAGCCAAGCTCGATCAGCTTGGTGCGCTGCATTCCGACTTTGCGAACGCGGCACAAAAACGCCTTCTTGGCCTCTGCTTCTGTCTTAAATCCGCGCACAGAAAAACATCTCTGCTTTCCCTCTTTCGTGTTGAAAGCTCTGATTTCATAAATGGCAGTCATATCTTCCTCCTTTTTAAATTTTTGTTTCCAGAATTTCCAAAAGATCTTTGCGGCTATATCCGCGAGCGATGCGGCGATCCATTCCGTTTGAGGTGTCGCGGGCGATCCAATACATGCTTAACTTTTCGATCACGATGTTTTCGTTCCCAACAACACACCAATCAGCCGCCGCATTGCCAAGGCCGTTTCCGTTCCACTGGGCCGCTGCTATCTTTTTAAGCTTGATCATTTCTTCCTCCTTCAAAATTATATTTAGGGATCTGGATGCCATATGTCAATAATCTACTTACAAATAATTGCACAAGTTGACAGATAATTTTCTATCGCTATGTTTTTTAAAACAAAAATGGGGTTTTTATGACTGTAAAAGAATGTGAATTTGTTGTTTCTGGGAACCCAGTTGGCAAGGGTCGGCCAAGGTTCACGAAAACTGGGCGCGTTTATACCCCAGCAAAAACAAAAGAATACGAGACAAGGGTGCGAAATTCAGCTTGGGCTGAAATGGCAAAACAAAGGCTCAAGCCATCTGAGAGGCGCATGAGCGTGATCGTCACATCATGTTTCGAAATTCCGAAATCGTATAACAAGAAACAGGTTCTTGAATGTCAGGCGGGAGTTCAAATTCCAAAGCGTGTTGATGTGGACAATTTAATCAAATCAATCCTTGATGGATGCAATGGTATTGTTTGGCATGATGATCACCAAGTTTGGCACGTTTCAGCGTTCAAGCGATATGTTGATGTCGATCAGGAACCGCATACCAGAGTTAAAATTCAGTGGGATCAGGGGTAGAATAAGACCAATCGGGGCCATAGGTTTCACGCCAAAGTTTTGGCTCCCTGTGGAGCGCGATCTTGCTTGTGTCAAACATTCCTTGATGGTGGCCCTCGCAAAGTGGAATTGACTTTGTATCCGCTACTTTATGAGTTCCAAACCTGTCGTGAATTGGATGGTGGGCTTGCGTGGGGCTTTGTTGCACCTCTCCGAAGCGCTCACAGACGCAGCAATTTTGCTGCCTTATCCACATCAGAAAACTAATGTCTTTTTTATTCTTTTGTTTCTTCAACCCCATCGGGGGCTTTTTCATCAGGTTTGACATCATTGTCCTTTGAGTTGCTGTGCTTGCAGTTTTCTTTCGGAGCAGCCCCACATTTTCTGCAAGGCTCATTCAAGGATCTGAGCGGGTGGGTGGTCACTTCAATAGCTCCATTGGATCTTGACCGATTGCCTCGGCCAGTTTCATCATAGCGGTTTCAAAATAAACATTGAAATCTTGCTGGTTCATTTTGGACATAGCGATGCTGTCGGGAACGTAAAAAATCGCTCCTGTGATTTCGCTGATAACCCGTTGATGATACCCGCAGATCATTTTTAGTTCTTTGTGTAAGTGATCAGAGGTTGCCCACTTTCCTGTTGATCGAACAACAGCCCCAAGGATTGACCAATAAAGTTTGTGATGCTCTGGGGATCTTTGAGAAACTTCTGCAAGATCAAAAATTTGATTGTTTGGAAATTCTGATAACCGCTGCGCGTCATAAGACGTTACGGGCTGAAATTGCCCATCCTTTAAAACAACGGTTATCTTGGGTTTTTCGCTTGCCATTATTTTTCTTTGACGATCTTCCAGATGGTGATGGAAGTTCCCCATTTGCCAATCGCTTTCTTTCCGCTGTCGGCAATAAAGCCAGAGTTTTTGAGTTCCGTTATTCTAGGCTTTACTGAAATTTCTGCGCGGTTCATGATTTCAGAAACTTGCTCGGCACTTAATTCTTTGCGCTCGCGGAAAAGTTCCAACACCTGTTCCCGAATGGTGATTTTGCCTTTGCTGTTAAAGCTCGCGGCTTCCTTGCTCGCATTATTATTTTGATAGCCAATTTTTTCATCAGTGTATGGCATTTTTATTCCTCCAATTTATTGGCGGCGAGACAGCCCCGCCGCCTTCTTAATTTAGCCGCCAAATAGGCCAGATGATTGTTTCTTTTTTATTGGAAACCCAATAATGCCAGTTCCAACTTGAACCTCATCATCTTCGTAATTTCTACGATCAGCAAAATGGTCAATCATCCACTCTTTTACTTGAGTTGTTTTAAGCAAACCTCGCCCATATGAACCCTTCATATCGGTAGAGTTTTTACTGCTTTTTGTGCTTAAAAGAGCGTAGCCTTCGGATGCCGCTCTAAGAACCAAAAACTCTTGACCATCTGCGCGCTTTGCAAGTTGGAATATAAGCCTATCACCAACAGTTATCTTTGCTCGCTTCAAAAGGGGTGCGCTTATGTAGCAAGTCAATGCTGGCGATTTCCCGCTTTGAAGCTTAACCGTTGACCCTGTTCTTCTTTCAGAGATTGGCAATATTTCGTCTATGATTTCAAAATCCATTTTTCCATCCACTTTCGGAGTTATTTTTTTTGCGGGTGATGATTTTCTAAAAAGGAATTTCATCATCTTGGTAATCAGAGTTTCCGCTTACCCCTGATCCTTGATTGTTATTTTGCCCTCCTTCTTGTGATTTGGACTGCCCTTGAAGCGTCACTTCTGAAACTTCAATTTCCATATAGGTTTTCCCCTCATATTCGCGGGTATCAAATGACCCACTAACACAAACAGAAGTTCCCTTTTTGATGTAGGATGAGAGGCGTTCCCCCCTCACCCCCCACATTGAACAGTTGAACCAGATGGTGTGTTCATTTTCACCCCAGCCCGCTTTGACCGCGACTGAAAATCCAAGAACACTTTTACCCGTCTGGGTCTGTCGGATAGTGCTGTCTTGACCAACATTACCCGCAATGGTGATATTTCTCATTTATTGGGTTCTCCAAATTCTGACTTCACCGCCTTCAACTTCGCGCTTGGCAACCGACATATTTAGCCGCCGCGCTGTTTGATAAAGTGAATTAAACTTCACCTGATCCGTTGCAATGAAGCTGTCGCCAACTTCCATTTGCTCAAGAATTTTGACCATTGCCCCTGATCTTTTGGCTTCGGGCATTGGAATACCTTTTTCGATTTGAACATTTACTTCTTTCATGGCTTATTCTCCTATCGCCAGTTTAAGTGCTTGACGCACCTCCAAGCCTTTTGGCTTGTCCATTTGCTCCAAAGCAAAAATCTTGCTTTCAAGCTCATTCTCCTTATCCCGCAGCAATTCGGGATTTTTTGATTTGATCCACGAAATCATCCCATCACGCATTTGAGATGCGTTGGGCTTTTCCTGTGGCTTCTTCGCGGGTGGGTTTGATGCCTTGTTGCCATCATCATCACTTGCATCTTCATCAGGCTCTATCCCAGCCAGCCCCAGAAGCCCGTAACGCTTTGCGTAGGTCATGGCGCTCCCAAAGCCTTGCATATTGTTTTTGTCGATTATTAAATAAACGCGGCTTTCAAAGCTTTGACCCGTGACATGATGAAAAGACGTTTCGACAAAATGACCAAGATCATCTTTGCCAGCACGTTGCACTAGAGCGAAGCCATTGGCTTGCAGGGCGGGCATTACAGCCTTGAAAACAGATTGAAGGCTCGCATACTTATTTTTGAAATGAGGGTTCACACTGTCCTTGTGTGGCGTTCCCATTTCATCTTGTGCCTTGATTAAAGATTTTATTGCTTCGCTCATTATTTCATCCTCACTGAAATGGTTGATGGGCCAGTTTCTAGGCTTGCGCCCTCTATTTTTTCACCAGCTAAAAGTTGTTTTTTTATTTCCGCTTTATCGGGCGTTCTCGTGACCTTACAAAGCTGGGAAGGAATTTCTTCGGGGTTGGTGATCACAACCCGCTCTGACCCATCACGAAGCGACACAGTGGCTAGAGCGTGCGGTATTTTCTTCTGACCCGTTACGGCAAGGATTGACTGCAAACCTCTCTTAATGCTGTCTTTTCGATATTTCACAATATCCCGACGATCACTGTAAATTTTTATCAGGTAAGAAAGCTTTTCAATATCACCATCTGCGGCGTTTAAATCTTCAAGAGCAGATCCGACAAGATCCAAAACATCTGTTTCGCCGTGAAGCGTATCCCAGAATGTATCTAAATCCTCAGAATAAGGCTCAAGGATTTCCGAAACCATTCGGATGGCATTGGCGTCCATTCTCATGACTGCACCGTCATCATTGGCGATGTATCGGCGGCAACGTCAGCGTCATACTGCTTGCAAGCCTTATCAATGGCTGCATCTATAATTCTCCCTGCGAAAACAGGAAAAGAACTTTCAAGATATTCCGTGTGACTGATTTGATCAGCGTCAGCTTTCTTCATCAGGTCGAGCGTATTTTCTAATATGGCGGCTGCAATGGCCGCTTTAATAGCGACAGGGGTAGGGTGTGACATTTTTTTCTCCATTTTTATTATCACCAATTTAATTCCTGTTTTTTTAAATACAAGCCCCTTTTTAATTTTATTTTTTGTAATTCATTTTTGAATAAGGTTATGTATCTCCACAAGAACTCTTGAGACGCTATGGTATCTCTTGAACATATATGAAACAAAATAGATCTCTCTACATACAGTATAACCCAGATGGATCTATGTAGATCCATAACTTGACGTACCACATATAGAGTAATGGAAAATTGAAACTCATTTTTCCACATTTGCTCAAGTTGACATCGGCGTTTTTTTGAAATAAAAGAAAAAAGGCGCTGATTAAAAAACCAGCGCCAAGTAAAAATGGAGGAAGGATGTGTCACACCCTAGCCGCAAGGTAGGGCATCCTTCCAATTAAATCAATGGAGGATAAAATGTCTCATAAGATGACAGCGCTCGCAATGGAGCAAAAAGGCTTAAAGCCCTCTGCCAAGATCGTTCTTTATTGGCTGGCCGATCACCACAATGGCGAAACAGGTGATTGCTTTCCAAGCCACAAGAGGCTTGCGGATCTATGCGAAATGTCTCGGCAATCAATAATCAACAATATTAAATCTTTGGAAGATGCGGGTCTGATCAGAAAGTCGTCGAGGGTTCGCAATAATAACTCAAAGACCGCTAATGCCTATGAGTTGTTACTGACTGATCTTTCAGCGTCTCCCACCCATGTCAAAAATTTGGACAACCCATGTCAAAAATCTTTACATGGGGATGTCAAAAAATTGGACAACCATAACCTTGTAATAAATAACCTTGGAATAGAACCAGTGTATTCTGTGGCTATTGCCTTCGAAGCTTTTTGGAAAGTTTACCCAAGGAAGGTCAAGAAAGCTGTAGCAAAAGAACAGTTTTCAAAAGCTTGTCAGAAGCATAAGCTCCAAGAGATCATGGACGGGGCAAAGGAATATGCTCAAAGCGTAGAGGGCAAAGACAAGAAATATATTCCTCACCCAAATAAATGGCTAAAAGATGAGCGGTGGAGTGATGAGGTTGAACATCATTCTAAGCAAGTTGATGCAGAGTTTCGGGGAATGGTCAATGATATTGCGGGGAACTTCTAAATGCTGCCAGCTTTAAAAACCACGGTTATGTCAAATGATGAGCGCAGAAAGCATAGGGCGCTTATCGTAATCAAATGCAAATCAATGTTGGCCCGTTTCTATGAAGCAAATCTTGACCCAGTTATTCGCAAGGAAATTTATACTGGTTGGGTCGAAGCTTTAGAAGATTATGAAATGGATGAGATCGACGCCGCTTGCAAAAGACATCTTTCAGAAACGCCCAACAGGAGGCCGCATGAGGGCCATATAAAGGCGATGATCATAAAAGTCAGAGGAGAGCGCATAAAACGATTGCCCCCCATAAGAGAGCCTTACAGCGCCTCTGAGGATAGGCCAGAAATATCTGATGAGGATAGGGAGGCCAGAAGGAAAGCGGCTGATAGCATCATGAAGCAATTTGGGTTCTCTCGATGATTAAGCATCTTTACGACAATGAAGCCAGAGTGGCCGTTATTTCACGGCATAATGAAATATCGGAAATGGGGATTGGTAAACTCTGGATTTATCAAAACGAAATTGATCAGGATTATTTGTCAAAATCTAAGCACGACTGCATAACGAGAGCTAGGAGGGATGTTCGATTGTGTCGGGTTGATTGCTTTGTAAATTTTACCTCAGAAGGCAAGATCAATTCAATCGAATATTCTGACGTTTATGGGGCTAAAAATTTCAAAGAAATCGCAGATCATTTGATGCGCGAAAGACGAAGCAGAGAGCTTGACCGAGATAGGTTTGGTAGGTTGTGGGCAGATTACGAAAAATTAAAGCGCGAAAAAGAAAGTCTTGAGGAGATATTGTTGAAAATATCAAAAGTCGCCGTTGATGCAGTATGAACAAAAAATTTTGGTTTGGAAAATAAAAATATTTCGTTATGGTTGGGTGTGAGGACTTATTCGCCTGAGCCTCACAAACTGGCTCCCCTTGGCTAGGATACGCACTGCGATAGGGGAGCCTTTTTCTTCGCCTTCCATCATTCAGAATTTGTGCTATAAATAGATTAGTTACAATTTTCGGTGATCAAAATGTCAGAGCAAGAAAACCAAGATCAGGAAAAGAAAAAGCGCGGGCCTAAAGGGCCATCAAAAGACCTTTCAGATAAGGACTTTGAGAAGCTTGTCAGCATGATCAAGATCCAATGCACTCAGGACGAAATCTGTTCTGTTCTTGGCATGTCGGACACAACTCTCAACCGCAGACTGAAAGAGCGTGACATAGAAAATTTTGAAGCCCTCTATAAAAAGGAAAATGCGGATGGGTGCAAATCCCTTCGTAGAATGCAGTGGGAGGCCGCAGAGAACGGAAACGCCACCATGCTAGTCTGGCTCGGTAAGCAGTATCTTGGGCAGCGTGACAAGCTAAATACAGAGATCACAGGGCCAAATGGTGGGCCAGTAATAACAACAGTTGAAAGCTATTTCGTTGAGCCGCCATCAAGCGATTGAAAAGGGCAAAATATCTTTCGCCCTTCCAGCTTGGTCTAGGCCATTGTTTTCGGGTGAGAGAGGAAGCCCAAGATATAAAGCTGCAAAGGGTGGACGGGCCTCTGGTAAATCTCATTTCTTTGCTGAAATTTTGTTAAAACGGATGATCGAAGATCCCAACACAAAGGCAATCTGCATTAGGGAAGTTCAGAGATCCCTTGAGTTTTCTTCAAAGCAACTTTTGGCCGATAAAATAATTGCGATGGGCCTTGGTCATTACTTCGAGGTTCAGCAAACAAGAATTAGATCATTGATGGGTGAGGGGATTATTATCTTTCAAGGGATGCAAGATCACACTTCCGACAGCGTGAAATCTCTTGAGGGTTTTGATATTGCTTGGTGCGAGGAAGCTCAATCTTTGTCTAGCCGATCCATTGAGCTTTTAGATCCAACGATAAGAAAAGAAGGTTCGGAAATTTGGTTTAGCTGGAACCCGTATAAAAAAACCGATCCAGTTGAAGAATTTTTTGAGAATAACAATCAGGCAAGCTTGGTTCATGTAAATTATTTGGAAAATCCTTTTTGCAGCGAAAACATAAAAGAAATGGCTGCGCGGGCAAAAGCTCAGAATATTTCAAAATATAATCATGTTTGGCTGGGTGATTATATGAAGGATATTGAAGGAGCTTTGTGGAAAGACCCAATGATAAAAATCGCACAAAGTAAGGACGAGGTTCCGCAGCTTGAAAGAATTTTGGTTGCTATAGATCCAGCGGTGACAGCAAAAGAAAATAGTGACGAAACGGGAATTATCGTCGCGGGCAGATTAGGTGAAAGATTTTATATTTTGGATGACCTGAGTTTACGGGCATCACCAGATACTTGGGCGCGAGCCGTTGTAGAAGCATATCACCATTGGAACGCCGACAGAATTGTTGCAGAAGTAAACAACGGTGGTGATTTGGTTGAAAAAGTGATAAGAACTATAGACAGAAGTGTTCCCTATACACCCGTCAGGGCATCAAGGGGTAAGATATTAAGAGCGGAGCCAATAGCGGCTTTGTATGAGCAAGGGAAAGTTTCCCATTGTGGAGAGTTTAGGGAACTTGAGGATCAAATGACCAGTTACACCCCATTGTCAAAAAAGTCTCCTGATCGTTTGGATGCTTTAGTCTGGGCCTTAACTGAGTTAAGCAGATCAACAGGTCAAGCCGTTTGGAGAATTAGCTGATGGGTATTTTGGACAATATAGCGGCGATCTTAGGTCGCAATCAGTCTTTTGAGCGGAAAGAAGCGCCGCAAGTTCATATTAGCGGGCCAACATATAGCGGAACCAAAAAGGATAATTTTAAAAGTTTTGCTCAAGAGGGTTACAAAGAAAACGCGATTGTTTATCGTTGCGTAAATGAAATCGCTAACGGCGCAGCTTCTATTCCCTTTTGCGTATATCAGGGCGATATAAAGCTTGAGGCTCATCCGTTGATTTCTCTCCTTGCGAGGCCGAATCCCTTACAGGCGGGCGTTGAGTATTTTCAAAGCCTTTATTCATATTTGCTTTTGTCTGGGAACTCTTATGCTCTGCAATCAGATGTAAACGGCGCTCCAAGAGAGTTGCACATTCTGCGTCCAGATCGAATTGAAATTGAGCCAAGTAGCACGGCAATTCCAAAGTCTTACAAATACAAGCTTGGTCAAGAGGTGGTTAGAACCTACCCAGCCGATCCAGTAACAGGAGCCGCAGAGGTAAAGCATTTTAAGCTGTGGAACCCTCTGGACGATTATCAGGGGCTTTCTCCCTTGGCGGCGGCGTCTATTTCGATTGATCAAAACAACATGGTTTCCAAGCACAATATTGCGCTTCTGGCTAACGGAGCGCGTCCGTCAGGCGCTATTGTGTTCAAACCCGCCGACGATGCGGGCAATCGACTTATGCTATCAGATGGACAGCGTGAGCAGTTGCAAAGCGATCTTGCCAACAGGTTCAAGGGCGTGAACAATGCAGGGCGTCCAATGTTGCTTGAGGGTGATTTTGATTGGAAAGAAATGGGCATGTCTCCAAAGGACATGGATTTCATGAGCCAAGCAAATATGACCGCTAAAGATATTGCGCTTTGTTTCGGAGTTCCTTCCCAGCTTATCGGCATACCAGACGCTCAAACCTATGCGAATGTCCAAGAGGCAAGGCTGGCTCTATATGAGGAAACCATTATTCCTCTGGCGCGTAGGATTGAAAGCGATTTGAACGAGTGGCTGGCTCCAGCGTTTGGTGATGATATATCAATTTCATATGATATTGACGCGATCCCAGCAATGACAGAGCGGAGGCGTAGAGTTTATGAAAATGTTACTGCGGCGGTTAGAGATGGAATTATCTCACGCAATGAGGCGCGTGAAAGATTGGGTCTTGAACCCATTTCGGGCGGTGATGAGGTATTTATCGCTGCAAACCTTTTCCCATTGGGTGGCCCAGAGGTGGCAGAAGATGAGGGCCAAGATCCAGAAGATGCGGGCAAAGAAGCCTACGGCGAAACAGAAATAAAAAAAAAGAGTGAAGTAGCCAAAGACACGTTTACAACCAGAGCCGAAGCGTCAGCGCGAGCCTCAGAGATTGGATGCGTTGGAACTCACCAGCATAACATGGACGGAACAGTCGTCTTTATGCCTTGCGACACTCACGGCGAATATGAGAGCCTTATAGGTGATAAGAGAAACTACATTGATCGTTATGTAAGCCCAGATGATATGCGGCACAGAGAGCGCTCAAAATCTCACCATGATGATGATGAATATGACAAGGCTGAAAGCGATATTAACACAACTCCTACCGATGCTATGGCAAAGAACGCGGAGCGCGGTTTAAATCTTCGCAAAGAATATGGTCGCGGTGGAACTCAAGTTGGAGTTGCGCGGGCCAATCAGCTTAAATCTAAGGAGCGTTTAAGCCCCAGAACCGTCCGTAGGATGCACAGTTATTTTTCCAGACATGAGGTAGACAAGCGAGCGGAAGGCTTCCGTAGGGGCGAGGCTGGATGGCCTAGCGCGGGCTTAGTCGCATGGCTTCTCTGGGGCGGTGATGAGGGCCAGAGTTGGGCGGCTCGCAAGGTCAAGGAGTTAGATAAAGAACGTGATAAGGCTCAAGAGTTGGCTGCATATATGGAAGATTTGCAGATTGAGGAAAAAGCGCCGACTAAAATTTCGGAGGCGGTCAAAAAAGGTTTAGCCGAAAAGGTGAAAGACCATAACGAAAAACACGGCGACAAAAAGGGCAAGAGGGTCACTCAGAGGATGCTGGAGGCGGTTTTCCGCAGAGGCGTGGGAGCTTATAACACAAACCCATCTTCTGTGCGTCCTAGCGTCAATTCTGCGGATCAATGGGCCTACGCTCGCGTAAATGTATTTTTGCAAGCGGTAAGGACGGGGAAATATAAAAGCGGAAAGTTCGACACTGATCTTCTTCCAGAGGGCCACCCTCTCAAGTCGAAGGATAAAAAATAATATTAATCTTCAATTTCTATTGGGTCTGCATAAGAAAAGCTATTTAATGCGCCTATCACTTGCCCCATTGATTTCAGCCCCTCTATTATAGAGAAGATTTCTTGCCTTGATGGAACTTCGTCAGTGATGCTTACATGCTCATTGAAATCCTCCATCTGACGATATGATTTGTTATATTTCTTTTGAAGGATCATTTTTCTTCTGAAGGATCTTCTGTGAAGATGCGCTTGTATTCTTCTTCTGTGATTATTCCGTAATCTTTGGCTTCACTCGCTAGGATCACTGCCCACTTGTCACCATCTGGGCCATTAAGCACTTGATCAAATCCACGCTCGGCATCCTCAATTAGATATGCTTGAATACAGTTGTAAGCCTCATCAAGCTCTTGGTCTTTGCCTCCAAGGTTCCAAAAATGGTATGCGGCCATTCCTTTCATGAGGCTAAGGGTCTTTGGGAAATCTGCGCCCAAAATTTCCAAAGATAAAATTCGCATTTTAAATTCTGGGTCATTTGAATTTCCCAATTCTATTATTTTCTTAACGTAATCTGAGAACCTTTCGGCTCTGAGAATAAGTTGCTCCGATACTTTCATTATGCCCACCCCATGCTAACAGCAAAGATCCAGCCCACAGACGCGGCACCGATCACCGCGAAGATAATAGCATCTTGTTTCCAATTTGTCATAACGTCCACCTTCCATAATCAGCGGCCTTCTCATCCATAAAGCAATGGCCGCAAGCTACAAAGCTACTTTTAAACCACTCGCGGAAGGTTTCACCCTCATGCTTGATTTCATCAAAGTAGATTTTCAGAGCGGCAAGATCATCACCGCTCAATTCAACTGTATGCTCAATTTTGATTTTCATATTTATCTTCCTTCAAGTCTATTTTAACACACAAATCATTGAGGTTGGTGGAAACGATTGGCGGCTGTTGATCCCTGTAAGCTTTCCAGATGGTTTGATTGTACATCATTCGAGATCCGCTATTGATCCTCCACCCTCGGTATTCCCAAGGATGGTCAAGATCACCCTTGCGTCTGGTTTTTTTTAATTTGGGTTTCATCACCAAACCTCCCCTTCCTCCATGAAATCAATGGCGTCATAAATTCCCAGCGGAGCGGAGAGAGATCCATCATCCATGATGCGGCGGGTGGCGAAAGTTTTTGCGCCGTGATGCTCAAGCCAGCGCTTGCCAATCTTCATGGCGGTGGTTGGGCTAAGAGCGTCGAACTCAAGCAGCGTGTTTAGGTGATCAAGCGGCCCATCAATGGTAGGCTCCACCTCTACATGAATGACGCACTTGTTGCCCCTGCGGGCTTTCACCTTGCCTTTAAGGCGCTCCAAGCGCTTTTTGGCAGCTTCTTCAGAAAGAAGAAATTGAATTGAATGTGGCATTTTTTAACCTCCAAGGTTTAAAGGGATTTATCTCCCGTTTGATTTATAGTGCAGCTTGATACGCTTCCCTTGCTCTCTCCTTCTCAAGACCAGCATCATAAGCGACAGCATTGAAATAATCAGAGTAAGCATCTGAGGCATCATCAGCATCAGCATAAGCTTCCAAAGCCGCAGCGGCAGCATCTTCAAACTCAGCCTTTAGTTTTTTTATGTTTAGCATTTTTTACCCTCCGAGCTTTGGGGGATTTCTCCCCCGTTTGATTTATGCGGCCAGTTTATAAGGCTTGTCATATTTTCCGATGTTGATGTCGATATAATGGCTTCTATGAAAATAGTCGCTCATGCTGTCATCATGGTTGAAGAACTCTGGCCCCTCCATTGCGGCTTTAAGCTCTTTCAAGAAATCGCGGGCAACTGGGTGATCTGCATAATGCTCATCAATCCAGTGAGTGTTGACCTGATAGTCAAGCGGGTGCTTCATGTCGAAAGCTATTGGCCCCTCCTTGAGCGTGACAATCAAAGTCATGTGATGGCGAACCGCAATGCTTGCCTTCATGTCGTACTTTTTTAGAACGGCTTTGATGGCTGGAGCCAGCGCTTTCTTTTTTTCTTGGTTTACATATGCCATTTATTTTTCCTCCTTTAGGCTATTTTTTTATAGTCATGGTAGCGTTTAGAATGAACCGCGCCCCGTGGGCCAAGCTCTACACAGAGCCAAAGCAAATCTTTATTTCTAACTTTAACGTGGCGATAACCCGCGCCCATTTCATCAACATGAATTACATCAATCGGTTGACCCCAGATCTGACGCATCTTAGAGCGCTGCGCCTTGTTTAACTTTTCGATTTCGATCTTTTTCACTTCGGGTCTCATTTGTTTTTTCCTCCTTACAAAACTTATATGGGGGTTGATGCCCACAATGTCAATACTTTATTTACAAATAAGTGACACTGCGGGCAACTTTTTTTATGAGCCTAGCGCGTCCTCATATCGGTTCATGAAAACAGCCATTGCGACAGAGAGATCTTTGAGGCTGGCATTCTCAGCGCATTCTCTGATCGTGACCCAAGCGTGTGGCTTGCCTTGCGGGTAAACGCGGGAGGCCAGATCACCAACAGGGGCATCGGCTGGATCTGTGCCGCTAGGGGCCACAGGAGCGCCCGTGAGTGCGTATTTGCTAAGGCGCTGCATGATAGGGGCCAACAGAGCGACAACCTCATCAGGCGATGCCTTATTGCTGGACGCTGATTTTTCGATCAGGTCGAGATAGTCGCACATTTTGGCAACGCGGCCATGATTTGAATTGTTAGAAAAGTTTGACATTTTTTTGCCTCCATAGGCTGTTGAAATTATAAGAGAGCGGGTGCGACTATTGCCGCGTTGATTATTAGAATGACGATGACTTTGTAGATCAGCGGCAAAGTCTCAAGCCAAACAAAGATCCGGTCTAGCATTTTTCTTCCTCCTTTCTTCTTAGCAGTTCCAGCATATAGCCCCGATACATCTCAGAGCAGATTTCGCTGTTGACGATTTCGTAAGCCTTCGCAATCTCTGGATCTGCTTTGTCCAGTTCCAAATGTTTGACAGTTGCGAGACCAACCAGAATTTCAGAATGACCAAGTGCAGCACCAATCTTGCGAATGATTTTATAGGCGGCTTTTTTGTGCATCTAATTTTCTCCTTGGGTTGGTGGGTGGGGCCGAAGCCCCTTCCTGTTAGCCTGTGAAGGCGTTTTTTGTAGCGATGGCAAATGACACGAAATCAAAAGCGGCTTGGAACCAGTTGCCTTCTGCGGCGCTCATGCAAAGGCATGAAAGTGCGTCCATTGCGGTTACTGCGGCTTCGGCGTCTTTGATGATTACTTTGTTGGTCATTTGTTTTTCCTCTCTCTATGTAACTGTTTTAACAATTACAGACAGGGGTGTCAACAAATTATTTACAAATAAATCAAAAAAAAGCAAAAAAAATGAAAAAAGTTTGGGGGGATGGTTTCCCCCCTCCCTTAAACAGCTTCTTCCTTTTCTCTTGCTAGGGCATCAGATGCGGCCATGATCACAGCCAGCGGCGTCATCTTTCCATCCAAGTAATAGAAGCAGCGCGTGAAGGTCGTGCCATGCTCGTTTGTGACAAGATGGGGGGTCGCGCTAACTGGAAGCCCGCCGAACAATCTCCCGATTTCGATTGCCTCATGATATTGGGCCATCCGCTTTTCGATCATTTCATGAACCGTTTTAGTTACCTCCTTGTGCTTCTTTTCAATCCTGTCGCTCTTGGGGGCTGGCTTGATGACATCCATCTCTTTCAATTCAGCGCGAAGGGCTACAAGCTTATCTAGGTCGGCATGAAGCGCGAGATCGAAAAGGCGCATGTGCTTTTCGCGGATTTGATGAAGATCAAAAGGAATGGCCCAGCAATCTTCGCGTGAAAGGTGATCTAAAGAAAACTTGACGTTTGCTCTTAGCAAAAGCCTGTAAGCCCCGCTGACATATGCCAGCGCATCTTTCTTGTGCGACTTAGCGGCAAAAGTTCCATCTTCTTGGATCAGGCTAAAAGCTTTGTCCAAATAGTCTTGAATTTTTTTTGCTCCCATAATGTGCATTTTTTTCTCCTTACCAATTTATTGCGATTTCTATTCCATCTTCCAGATGCCAAACGCCATCTGCGCCAATGTCTCTGGGATGATCTTCTTTAAGCATGGCTAAAGCGGCTAGAAGATTTTCAGCTTCGTAATAGCCCATCATGACGCCATATTCGCCTTCGATTACATAGTCATAAACGTGAAGAACTTTTTCCATCTCTTTCCTCCTTTTCTATTGTTAATATAGGAACTGCCTCCATATATGTCAACAAATTATTTACAAATAAATTAATGATCCTGGGATTATGTAATAAAATCAATAACTTAGCTATTATCTTTTTTTGATAAACTAAGCGTGGTATAAGAGTTTATGGCTTTTCCAGTGTATATCAAAGCGGGCAAAACCCGCCTCTCAATCGCTAAAGAGATCAGGGAAGTGAACCGTTTGAGAATGGGTTACGAGAAAAGCATGGCGCGAAAGCTCCAAAGCCTTTTCCTCAAGACAGCCAGACAAGCGGCCAAGGCTTACGAGGTCGGTAGCAATATCGAAGCGGCCACCAGAGATCTTGAGGCAGAGCTTGGGGCGGTATTTAGGGCGACATATACAAGCGTGATTGATAAGTTTGCCAGCCGTGTCACGGAGAACAGAAAGGCAGAAAGCCAATTTCAAAGCCTGATCTTTCAATATTACGCAAGAGAGGGCGCATCAAAGGTTGTGGGTGTTGCTGCAACAACCAGACGGGGCATTTTAAGGGCCATAGAGATGGGGGAAACTGAGGCGCTGGGGGTCGATAAGACAGCCAAGCTGATCGTTGACCGCACAGGCGGCACAATAGGACGCTCAAGGGCCGCAACAATCGCAAGGACAGAAACCCATGCGGCGGCGTCTTTCGCTACTGACGAAGCCACTAGGGAGCTAGGTTTGCCAGCCCAAAAGAAACGCTGGGTTTCTGTGGGTGATGCGAGAACACGGCCAAGCCATGCAGCGGCCAACGGTCAAGAGGTCGGGATTGATGAGCCTTTCATCATCAGGGATAAGGGCGCTGAGATAGAAATGAAATACCCGCACGATGGATCTGGCGGGGCTTCAAATAACATAAATTGCAGATGCTTGGCGGTTTATTTCACTGATGAGGACGATCTATTTGACGATGGCGGCGCGGAGATACCCGTTGAACCTGTTGCTCCCGCTGCGCTTGTTGTTCCAGATGCGCCCGTTGTTTCCATTCCAGATGATCCATTTGGCCCAAATGTTCCATTTGTATTGCCAAGGAATACGGCGCTTAATGATGCCAATATTCCAATTCCCAAGAAAAGGGAAAGCTTAGATAAAATTCACGATTATGTAGACAGCAAGTTTGCAGATCCAATAGCTCAAAGAGAAATAAACGAAAATATTGGCATTAATTGGTCGCGCAGAAATCCATCCATGATAGGTAGCGTTAAGCTTTCTCAGGCCACCCCAAGGGCTTTAGCCTATGTAGCCCAGACCGTCGAAGAATTGGAATATATGGGAAAATATATGGGCGTAATTCCGCTGCGCGGCATCGTTCATGGAAGGGGAGACCGCAACGGGGATCAGGGCGGCGGCGTAATGGGCCTAAACAAAGCGGCAATCAATGCTTATGCGGATGCTGCGGAAGGCAAAATTCCCGATTACGATGATCTAGTTAAAAAACAAGATGAAGTGAGAGCGGAATTTAGAGAGGCCAAGATGGCTTGGTGGGAGCATAGGCAAGATAATTATCCCTCCTATATGCGGCCAGAAGATTATGCAAGAATGGATAAAGATCCAATTCGCAAGAGATATGACGATTTATCTATTCAATACAAAGAGATCGCTAATCAATTCGCAATTACCGATAATTATAGACGCAGGGGCGGGGAAAATATTCCTTACAAAATTGGGGATGATCTGTCTAAAAGGCCGTGGTCCACAAAGTCTCACTTCACTGACAATTTAGATAAAACAAGGGCTTTGATGTATCACGAATTTGGACATCATATCCATCAAACCTACAAGCTCAAAAGCAGGTACAACCGCGGAGAGAATTATCTTGAAAGCAAGCTAACCAAGTTTTGGAACAGTAAGGAAAAATCAGAATTGGATTATTACGCGCCCAGTAAATACGCCATGACAAATCAATATGAATATTTTGTTGAAAGTTTTGCCATGTATATGATGGACAGAACCGACTTGATCCATCCCGAAATGAAAACATTTATTGATGATTTGATAAAAGAGAGGGGAAAATAGCATGGTAACTGTTCAAGATGTTATAGACAGGGAGAAATTGCCTTATGCTCAGAAGTTGGAAAGAGCGAGGGAACTGACATCAACAGAAAAGAAGCTTTCTCTTGACGAACAAGATGAGCTTACGGATTTAATAGTTGAGTTAGAACTGGGTGAAGCTGCGGCTATCATGGCGGCGATGGCTCAATTATACAATGATGGGCTTCTTCCGATTGATCCAGTTTATTGAAAAGGCTGATGGTGGTTTAAATTACTTCTACAATATGGTAGATTGCGAATAATGAAAACGTGAGGACGCTCACCATGCCGTTACCAAAGCCCAATAGTGGCGAAACAGAAGCAGATTTTATGGGTCGCTGTATGGGCGATGATAAAGTCGTTTCTGAATATCCAAGCAGAACCCAACGGGCAGCGGTTTGCTTGTCCAGTTATGGCAAGTCAGAACCAAAGGAAAATGAAATGAGTGATGATATTGAGTTCAAAGATGAAACTCTTGATGTGAAATTCGACATCAAGGCAATGGACAGAGATGAGGAAAAGGGCGAGTTCAGCGGTTACGGCTCTATCTTTGGCAACAAAGATCTTGGAAATGATGTTGTGGTCGAGGGCGCTTTTGCTAAATCTATTGGGCGCAAGGGTGCAAAGGCCGTTAAAATGCTTTACCAGCATCGGGCTGACGAACCAATCGGGGTCTTTGATGAAATCATTGAGGATGAACGTGGCCTTAAAGTAAAAGGTCGTTTGGCAATGGGAACTCAGCGTGGCCGCGAAGTTTATGAATTGATGAAAATGGGCGCTATTGATGGCTTGTCTATTGGCTATCGCGTCGATGCAAAGGGATACGACTACGATGACAAGCGCAAGCGCCGTTATCTCAAGTCAGTAGATCTTATGGAGATTTCTGCCGTAACCTTTCCCATGAACCCCAAAGCTAGGGTTTCAGCGGTAAAGACCGACAGAACAGTCCGTGAATGGGAAGAAGTCCTGCGGGATGCAGCGGAACTTTCCAGAAGCGAGGCGAAAGTTGCAGCTTCGGCTGTAGCAAAGGCACTGGAACAGCGGGATGCTGGCGCTCAGGAAATGCCTTCTGAACTGGTAAGCGAGTTAGATCGCCTAACCAATATCCTTAAATCCTAAACAGAAAGGTTGATTGTCATGGATGATAATCTCAAAACTTATCTGGAAGGGCTGAACGGTGCTTTTGAAGAATTTAAAGCAACAAACGATCAGCGCCTTGCAGAAATCGAAAAGAAAGGCGAAGCCGATCCGTTGGTAGAAGCCAAATTGTCAAAGATCGAAGCCGATCTGGACCGTTTTGAAACTGTAAACCAAAAATTGGTTCAACAGGAAAAAGCTTCCGAAGGTTTCGCTGAGAAACTTGACGGTATTGAAACACTCTTGAAGCGTCCAAATTCTGGCGTTGAAACCAAGAGCGTTGATATTGCTGTTAAGGCTTGGGACACTTTCATGCGTAAAGGCAACGAAGGCTTAGACGCCGACGAAGTTAAAGCGTTGACAGTTGGAACAGCCGCCACAGCGGGTAACTTGGCTCCAGAGGAATATGTTGCTGAGTTAATTAAGATCGTAACTGAAATCTCACCAGTTCGTTCTGTTGCTCGCGTTCGCGCCACAAACTCCAAAGAAATTGAAATCCCACAGAAAACCGCAAACTTTGCGGCAGCGTGGACGGCGGAAACAGGCACACGTTCCGAAACCACTGGCTACACAACAGCCTTGAAAACCATCGCTACTCACGAGCAGTATGCAATGGTGGACATTTCTAGCCAGCTACTTGAGGATTCAGCTTTCGACATGGAAGCCGAGATGAATCAGGAATTTGCAGAGCAATTTGCAAAGGGTGAAGGAAATGCGTTTATCGTTGGTAATGGCACAAACAAGCCCACGGGTATAACAAACGGTAACGTTGTTGCTCACACCGCTACTGGTGCGGCATCGGCGGCTATCACTACTGATAACCTGATGGACTTGGTTCACGGCTTGAAATCAGAGTATGCGGCCAACGCTACAATGATGTTCA